TTTACATCTGTTGTGATTCCACCCTCAGCTAATGGGTTTGTGGATCCAATCGTAGCACCTGCTTGAATACCTGACTGTAATAGTTGTGAAGTTAATCCTACTGTTGAAGAAGCAACATTCGTTAAAGCAGTTACTGTTGCTTCCGAAGGTTTAATATCATAAATTGCAAACTGTACCACATGACCTTTGGATGCACTGGTCAAATCTCTAGGATACTGGTAAACATTTGATTGAAAACTGTTACTATACAATGAGGACAATGGACCACCTGGTGAATTGGGTGATACACCAGGTACAGATACGCCAGCAATTGAGGTTGGAATCGAAATAATAGCCATTGATTTCTTTAAAAAAATGTATATATAGTATTTATATGGCTTATTCAGGACGATTTACACCAAAAAACCCCGGCAAGTATGTTGGGGACTATAAAAACATCATATACCGTTCAAGTTGGGAAGCACGGTTCATGGCCAAATTCGACCGAGAAGAATGGGTTATATCGTGGTCCAGTGAAGAAATCGTTGTGCCTTATAAATCACCAATTGATGGTAAATGGCATAGATATTTTGTGGATTTTGTTATAAAAGTTAAAAATAACAGAGGCGAAATAGAAACCTGGATGATTGAAGTTAAGCCAAAAAAACAAACTAGACCGCCAGATCCTCCAAAAAGAATTACAAAAAGATATATTACCGAAGTTACCACATGGGGAGTTAATGAAGCCAAATGGAAAGCAGCTAACGAATATTGTAAAGACCGTAAATGGAAATTTATTATTTTTACAGAGGATCAATTACCTAAGGCTTGACGCTTCAATTCTTCTCTTTTTAGAGCAAGACTTCTCATTTTCTGTTTAGTTTCTTCAGTATGTTTTCTTCCCCTACGACCATCCAGTTTCATTTTTTCTTTGGTTTCGTCTGATAATTTTGTACCTTTTCGGTCCAAAGACATTTTTTTCTTCGTTTTTTCTGAATGTTTTTTTCCTATAAAAGAACCAGGTTTGCCTTTTAGACTATTACTTATATTCTTCTTTTGTTCATCGGTATATTTGTAACCGGTTGTTCCTTTGGTCGCACCACCTCTACCAATATTAGCATATTCAAAATACTGGTCACCAACAAACATATATTGGTATTCTACATCCAAAGCTTTACTTAAGGATTTATTCAATCGGTCAAAATCTTCATTTGTGAGCTTATAAATACTCATACTGACATTCCTTTCAATGTTAGAGTGTATGCGGGCTTCCACACCGGCGATACACACATATTTATACATATATGGCATCACAACTCAAACAAATAGCAGAAGAAAGAAGCGCCCTCGAAACGGAGATTCTTAGTCGTGAGTCAATTAAATGGTTTATGACTAAGATGGCCAATTTAAAAGGCACTTCTCGTATTCCTGGAACAATCAAAAAAGAAGAATTTAGATATACCAATAGATTTATTAAAGGTGGCCTATTTTTCTTCTATTATGATCCAAAACTAAAAGAAGAATTACCATATTATGATAGATTTCCTCTGGTATTGATGTTGGAAAGATATGAAGATGGGTTTCTAGGATTAAACCTACATTATCTACCAATTAAATACCGAGTGGCATTTATGAATAAATTGATGGATTACGCCAGGTTTGATGAGGAGGATAATCCGATTCGTGTTCGTATCACTTACGATATCCTGAACGCCACAAAGAAGTTTAAAGAGTTTAGGCCATGTATTAAGAGGTACTTGACACACCATGTCAAATCAAGGATACTTGCCGTTGAACCAGAAGAATGGGAAACTGCGGTATTCTTACCAGTTCACCAGTTTAAGAAAGCCAAACCAGATAAAGTCTGGAGAGAATCAGTCAAGCAGATAAGGAAACCATAATGGCAGGAACAATCAGTAACTTTTTGTCCACGTTCACATCCGATTTAGCCAAAACTAATAGGTTTGATGTGAATGTTCCTATTCCTGTTGGTTTAATTCAGTATGTGAAGAATACAAGAGCATTAAACTACCGCTGTGAAGCTGCCAATTTACCTGGCCGTACAGTTGCAACAACTGAACAAAAGACTTATGGTCCTATTGAAAAATTTCCATACTTAAGTACCTATAATGATATTGACCTGACCTTTATTGTTGACGGTGACATGAATCAAAAGGTATTTTTTGATGCTTGGATTAATTATTTGAATCCGACATTATCAAATAACTTTAGATACAAAGGTGATTACGCAACAACTTTGACTATTAATCAGTATGACCAAAGTAATAACCTAACATATACTGTGGCGTTGTATGATGCATATCCTATTTCCATGAATCAATTAGATTTGGATTGGAGTAATGATGGGTACCATAAACTATCAATTACTTTTGCATACACATACTGGAAGAACAATTCTATACAAGGTCTTGGCCAGGATTTGATAGATGCAGCCTTAAGTTCTGCATTTTCTCCTAGTTCACCAGCAACAACACCAATACAACCACCACCACAAACACAAGAACAGGCAGACTTGGCTGCCGGAAACTTGCAACCAGGATAATATTTTATTAAGGAGTTATTATGGCTTTGCCAAAAATTGATACGCCAACCTATGAATTGACTTTACCATTATCACAAAAGAAAATTAGTTTTAGACCGTTTTTGGTTAAAGAACAAAAAAATCTTATGATGGCCATGGAAGCCGATGACAAAGAAACAATTGAGAGAAATATCAAACAAGTACTAACAAATTGTACTTTAACTGCCGATGTAGTTATTGACGATTTGCCTGTTATTGATATTGAATATTATTTTATTAACCTACGTGCACGTTCCGTTGGTGAAATGGTAGAGAACAAATACATCTGTACCAATACAGTCAATGATAAACAATGTGGCAATAGAATGGAAACTTCTATTAACTTATTAGATATTGTTGTGGATGTAGATCCTAATAGAAAAGATGAGATACAGGTTACGGATAAAATCATTATAAAGATGAGGTATCCTAAGTTCTCAATCATCGAGAAGTTATCTAAAAAAGAATCAGCCGTTGAGATTGCCTTTGATATTATGGTCGAAAGTATTGAAAGTATCTATGACGGTGAACAATATTATTATGGTGCTGAAACATCAAAAGAAGAAATGTTACAGTTTCTGGAATCTTTGAGTCAAGAACAGTTTTCTAAACTAGAAGATTTCTTTGAAGATTTGCCAAAATTAAATAAAAAAATTGAATTGAAGTGTTCTAAATGCGGTTTCGACCATTCTATGACAGTAGAAGGCCTCGAAAATTTTTTCGCATAATATTTTGCCATGATAACCTGAAAAATTACTATAAAACTAATTTTTCTTTGATACAACACCACAAATACTCTCTGACAGAGTTGGAGAGTATGTTGCCATGGGAAAGAGATATCTACGTTAGTATGCTGATTGCCTATATTGAAGAAGAAAACGAAAAAATAAAACAACAACAAGCAGCTCGTAAGTAATGGATAATAAAGAATTTAACGAATTACTTTCTCAAGGCAAGATTGAGGAAATACTATTGGAAGGAGGAACTAACCTCACTCCCGAGCAATTATCTAAAGTTGTACAACTTAGTAAAAGACAATCAGCCGAAAAACTCCAACAGATGCAGGCTGGAGTTGCTTCTCAGCCTGGCTATCGTGAATCTATTATTATAAAGGCATATGTTGAAGCACTAAGAAAGAAATTTGGCAATCAAACTATGTCAAAGGCTTTCTCTGGTAATGCCACGGCCAGTCCGATGCAGAATCCACAATCTGCACCAACCGATAAAAAAGATCCTAAGGTCGCTACTGTTGCTGTCGGTAGAGCAGAAAAACTTAAACCAAATGATTCTGAAGCTGATATCTTAGCCAAGATGTATAATTTTATGGTAAAATCTCATACAAGAGATATGGCAAGACTTGCAAAAACCACTTCACTCAAACAAGATGAAGCCGATGCAGAAGATAAGCGAGATGATGAAGTTAGAGCTCTTTTGGGTGTAAAGACCAAAAAGACTGGTAAATTTAATAAGAAGGCCAAGAAAAAGGGTTCAGGTATAGGACTAGGTACAGTACTTAAAGTTGGTGCTGTTGTTGGTGGTTTGGCATTAATGGATAAAGCATTTGGTAAAATAGCCGACACAAAAATAGATGACATTCTACCAAACTTTAAAAGTATGGCAGACAAAATTATACCTAGTGCTAAAGAAGGTGAGACCAAACAAGTTTCTAGTGATTTAAACACATACCTCAAAAGAGTGGCAATGGCCGAATCTAGTGGTAAAGCAACCGCAGAAGCTGAAACAAGTACTGCAAAAGGTCTATATGGATTTACTGAGGGTGCTTGGAAAGAAATTACAAAAGAAATGGGTGTTGATTGGCCTCTATCAGATAGAACTGATCCTGAAAAAGCAACAAAAGTGGCTGCAGTTTTTACCGAGAAAAACAGAAAATACATAGAAAAAAATACAGGTGAAAAAGCAAGCGATACAGATTTATACATGGCGGCTTTTCTTGGCCAAGGAGGTTTTACCGATTTTAGAAAAGTCTTAAAACAAAATCCTAACGCAGGATCAACCACAGCTGCATCTGCGGCCGCAGTAAAAGCAAATCAAGCAATATTTTTTGAAGGCCACTATGAGCCTATTCCTAATTCCGACAAGAAAAAATTTATTCCGGATAGGGAAAGAAGTGCTCAAGAAGTTTATAATTTAATGGCCAACAAAATAACAAGAAATGATGCACGTATTGCTTCTGGCAAAGTACCAGAAACAATTACAGGTATAGATAAAGTAATACTTCCTGACCAAAAAGTTTCAGTAATATCACCTAAAACAATAGATGATGAGAAGAATAAAGAAAATGTCAAAGCAAAAGAACAGGCAGCTTTAAGTACCGTTGTGAATACGGTAAACTCTGTGGTAGTTGTACAAAAGAATATTACACAAAAAGTTGAAAATGCTGTTGATGATTCGTCAGAGATGAGTAAAAAGATAAAAGCACTTGCACGTTAAGGTATAAAAAATGGATTATAGACAAGCCGAAAGACTTAAAAAGAAAAGTATATTATCTTTAATTGCTGAAAGAAAATATGAGCAAGGTCAAACCTTGGGTTCAGCCATTAAAACATCTGTGTCTGATAAATTCGCAGCTAAAGCAAAACTCTTTAAGAAAAGATTTGATCCATTAAATTGGATTAGTTCACTTACAGGTAATGGTGTTATTGGTAGATCCATTAGAACAAGTGCTGGTCGTTTGATGGGTAGAAGTGATAGAGATATTGAATACTTTGGTGGTTATAGAAGAAAGGGTGCTCAGAGACAAGATAGAACAAGAATTACATCAGGCTCAAGGTCTGTAGTTAAAATTGGTGACAATTCTGTGGATATTTTGGCCAAGATGTACAACCTGATGAGAAAGGTTGATGAAGAAAATGCCAAAAAATATGAGAAAGAATTAAACTTTGCTGAAGAACGTAAGTATGAA